TTAGAAAGGGATTTAACCCTTTCCGATTGGAACAAAGCCAAAGAAATGGAAGTTATGGGAAGGCAAATGAGTTATGACGAAGGGTACAAAGAAGGTTACAAACGAGCATTGGAATTGATTGAATGGAAAATACAACAAGTAAAAGACCAATGAACAAATACGACACCATGAAAACCGCATTAGAACAATTTATTGAATGGTTAGAACAAAACCACCCCACAGCAATGCCAGGACCCGAAACCCAAGAACATTTTTTGATGAAAGAAAAAATAGATCAACAAATGGCATATAACGCTGGTTTTACAAAAGCGAAATCTCTTTACTTAGACGCAGAATGAAAAAGCATACACAGATTTACATGAAAGCCATGAAGTATGACATTCATGATTTTATTCCATGTGAAGTATGTGATAGTAAAGCAACAGACATACACCATATTGAAGCAAGAGGGATGGGTGGATCAAACGAAAAAGATGTGATTGAAAATCTTATGGCGTTATGTAGAAAATGCCATATAGAATTTGGAGATATTACCGATTTGAAACCATATTTGAAGACAATCCACCAATTAAGAATGAAATCCAATGACTGAATATAGTATTGTAAAAGCGTATGTTAATCAAGAAATTGAGTATAGAGTGTACTTCCAAGGTATTGTTGTCAAGATATTTGAAAACTTAGAAGAAGCCGAAGATTACGTCAAATTCTTTGATTATGAATCATAGAGAGAGTCAATTACAACGGGCTTGTGTAGAATGGTTTAGGTTAGCATATCCAAAGTATACTCAATTACTATTTGCAGTACCAAACGGAGGTGCTAGATCAGCCACAACTGCACGTATATTGATGGGAGAAGGTGTGTTAGCGGGAGTAAGTGATCTGTTATTGCTAATTCCAAACGATACATACCATGGGTTAGCCATTGAAATGAAGATCAAACCCAATAAAGTTACCCCAAAACAACAAGAATGGATGCATATTTTATCAGAACAGAACTACGATACGCTAGTATGTTACGATTTTGATACATTCAGAGAACACATAGATAAGTATATGTGGTACGTAATAAATGATTAGAATACGATTATTTATCGTACATTTACAAAATTAAAAAGGTGGTTACCCTTGAAGATATCGCCAAACGACACAAAGAATGGTATAAAATTGCCAAATATCTTGGGTCAACAAACGATGAAGCCGATGATATGGTTCAGTCAATGTATTTGAAATTAGCAGAAATACACCTTGCAGAAGGAAATTTTAATAGGTTGACCAATTACAACGGACAAATCAATACTATCTATTTATTCAAGATGTTACATAATGCGTTTATAGACATTAAAAGGGCATCTAAGAGTAAGATACCACACCAAGATCATTTTGTTCCAATAGAGAGCCCAGAAATCGCTGAGATAGCACATTTAGATATGATGCTAGAAGTCAAGAAAGCGATTGACGAATTACGTGATTACGATCAAATGTTGTTAGAACTTCACTTTGTGTATGGTCATTCTATGCGAGACATAGAAAAACGTACTGGAATACCAACGCATAGCGTGTTTAACTCCATCAAGAATGCCAAGCAACACATTAAACAACGAACGCAAAAAAAATACACCATATATGCAGAACAAAAAAGAAACACGGAAACGATTTACCGACACCCGACCAAGTTTGGGAGTGGGGGACACGATTCAGAAAGTAACGAAAGCCACGGGGATTGAAAAGTTAGCAAAGTTTATTGCGGGAGAAGATTGTGGGTGTGAAGAACGCAAGGAAAAACTAAATTCTCTATTTAGGTACAAGCAACCGCTATGTATGACTGAAGAAGAATACAATTGGTGGACAGAATTTAAGAACACAGAATCCACAACGCTTAGTGCAGACGATGCAACCAAGGTATCACAGATTTGGACCCGTATATTCCAAGCCAAGAAATTGTATCGCCCATGCAGTTGCAATCCACGTGAATGGCAGAAGATGATTAACGAGTTAACAATTGTATACAACACATATGAATAATGTTATCCAAGTTTCGTTAGATTCAATCAAACCAAACCCCAATAACCCGAGGTTTATCCGAGATAACAAATTCAAGAAGTTAGTCCAATCGATTAAGGACTTTCCTGAAATGTTGAAGATCAGACCAATTGTTGTTAATCAGGACATGGTTGTATTGGGTGGTAATATGCGATTGAAAGCATTGAAAGAATGTGGGTATGAGGTGATCGATGTAATCCAAGTAGATGATTTAACCGAAGATCAAGAAAAAGAATTTATTGTTAAAGACAATGTAGGATTTGGTGAGTGGGATTTTGACTTGTTAGCCAATGAATGGGATGTAGTTAAATTAGATGAATGGGGATTGAACGTAGCAGTCGATTTGAAAGACATTGAAGCGTTAGAGATAGGTAACAACTTTGAAGATAGATTTGAAAACATTAAAAATCAGGATAGCATATATCCAATTGTACCTGAATATGATGAGGACCACGAAGCGTTCATTATTGTAGTAGATAATCAAGTAGATGCCAATTGGCTACGAGAAACATTGAATATGCAGAAGATGACAAGTTACAAGAATAGTGAGATAGGAAAGTCGAATGTGATCAGTTTTAACGATTTTAAGGATGCAATTGAAAATAGTCATACCAAGCCATAAGCGACACGATAATGTAATCACGACCAAGTTAGTCAAGAATGCAATTATTTGTGTAGCAGAGAGCCAAGTAGATCTGTACAAAGACCATAACCCTGATTATGAGATTGTGGCCCACCCCGATACCATAGTTGGGTTAATTCCAAAACGTAATTGGATGAAGAAGCATTTTGGCGATGTGTTCATGTTAGATGATGATGTTTTTATGTTTCACCGCTTGTATATGGATATTGGCGATACGGCAGTGATCAAAAGTCCCGCGTTTATAGAAAATCAGATCTACTCTTTATACGAAACTGCAAAGTTGATGGGAGTTCCTTTGTTTGGGTTTACCAAAAATCCACGTCCTGAGCAGTACAATGTATTCAAACCTTATCGATTAGACACTTGTATCACTGGATGTGCGTATGGCGTTATGGGTAATGCAGATATTAGTTGGGATGAAGATTTCAAATTGAAAGAAGATTTTTATATCAGTTGTATTGCAAAGTATAAGTATAGAAAAATATTAGTAGACACACGTTTTAACTTTGGGCAAAAAGATACATTTATTAGTTCAGGTGGGTTAGCAGAGATCCGTAACCACGATCAAGAACAACGCGATATGCTTAGAATGCGTAAGAACTTTGGAGAATGTGTAACCCTCAAAAAAGATAAGGCATTTGCAAAAAGTAAAGTAAAAAATAACATAACTATAAAATTCGGTTTTTGAGTTTTTTTATCTCGTTTTTATTATTTAATTTTACAATATCAAATTAAATATTATGTCATACACACCAAGAACTATCAACAACTACGACTTCTACGAAGTTAGTTCATCACTCCAAAAGGCGATTCGCCGTAACGACATCAAGACAGCGGGATTCTTCGCACTCGAACTTTGGCATAGCGGATATGCCAATTATGTTTGGAAGCGATTATATACCATTTCCGCTGAAGATTGTTGGGGCGTAATCACCAAAGAGATTGAAGCATTGTGGCAAGGATACCAACTAGTTAATGACGGGGCAAAATCACCCAAGGGGCGTATTTTTATTAGCAAGGGCGTCATTTTACTTTGTGAATGTACCAAATCACGCGAAGCCGATCATTTACAAAATTTAATTTATGATACGATGAATGTCGACATCAATGAAATTGAAGCGTATCTTGACGATGTTCGTAAAAACCCACTACCAATACCACCATATGCATTCGATTGTCATACGTGGAAGGGCAAAAAAATGGGCAAAACCAAAAAAGAGTTCTTCAAAGAAGAATATGAAGCGTTGCAACCAAAACAAATCGGCATATTTGATAACCTAGTATGAGAGTAATCGTAACTGGATCCTCAGGATTCATAGGCAAAAACCTAGTAGAAAAACTAATCACTAACCCCGACATTCTCGGGGTTCAGTGTATTGATATCAAAACTGGATGGGATGTTCAGTTTATTGAAAAGTTAATCATAGTTCCTGATGTAGTAGTACATTTAGCAGCAGAAGTAAGTGTGTTTAACCCCGATCACGCAAAAATTATCAAGACGAACATTGAAGGATTTTGCATAGTAGCAGAGTATTGTCGCAAAAACCATGTAAGATTGATATATGCGAGTAGTAGTAGTGCAAATAACATTACTAGTATGTACGGAATGTCCAAAAAATTTAACGAGGATTACGCACAGAGCTACATTCCAATGAGTTTAGGGCTTAGATTCCACAATGTGTACGGCAAATACCAAAGGGAAGATACGTTGATTGGGAAAATTTTGAAAGAGAAGACGATCACGCTTTACAACAATGGAGATAACGTAAGAAGGTTTACCCACGTCAATGACATTGTTAATTGTATTGAACACCACATTTTTACCAACACCGAAGGATTGATAAATATCGCATCGCCTGATAGTTATCGCACATACGATATAGTAGAAATGATGAAGAAGTACTACAAATTCAGTATAGTATACTCGTATGACGTTAGACCATTAGACAGAGTTTATCAGCACGTAGAAGATCTACCCAATTGGGAATGTAAGTACACAGATATTGAACAAAACCTTAAAAACCTAATAGAGAGTTATGGCAAGTGAACGACTAAACACGACACTATTAAAAAAGAACATGATTCAAGCCCTCGAAAAGAACATGGGCATCGTTAGTATTTCGGCTAGGCAAATAGGCGTTCACAGAGCAACGCACTACGAATGGATGAAAGATGATGAGAAATATCGTAATGAAGTTCAGCAATTAGAGGGCAACCAATTAGACCTAGCAGAATCCGTCTTGTTAAATCAAATTCGGGATGGCAACACAACCGCAGTGATCTTTTTTTTGAAAACGAAAGGTCGCGTACGTGGGTATGTAGAGAGAACAGAGATCACGGGTATTGGAGAAGATAATCGCATACGCATTGAGATCGTAGATGCAAACCCTAAAAACTAATGTAGTTTTCAAACACTTGCGGAGTAGTAACTCTCGTATAGTCGTAGAGCAAGGTGGTACACGTAGTGGTAAGACCTACAATATCCTTATGTGGTTGATATTTGACTATTGTACAAACAATAAGAAGAAGATAGTATCAATCGTACGTAAGACGTTTCCCGCATTAAGGGGTACTGTGATGCGAGATTTCTTAGAAATACTCCATAACGTGGGTATGTATAGCGAAGACCACCACAATAAAAGTACGAATGAATACTACTTAATGGGAAACACAATAGAGTTCCTATCAGTAGATGAACCACAAAAAGTACGTGGGCGTAAACGTGATCTGTTATTCGTTAATGAAGCAAATGAATTAAAGTTGGAGGATTTCCGACAATTGATGATGCGTACCACAAGCAAGATAGTGATCGATTACAACCCGTCAGAGGAATTTCACTGGATATACGATCATGTACTAACACGGGATGATGTAGATTTTCATCAGACCACATATCTTGACAACCCGTTCCTCGAAAAATCCCTCATTGAAGAAATTGAGAAACTGAAAAACATTGATGAAAACTATTGGAATGTATACGGACTTGGTATGCGAGGGCAGTCAAGATCATTAGTATTTCAATTTATCGAGGTAGAGCAGATTCCTGAATATGCCAAACTTAAATCCTATGGATTAGATTTCGGGTACACGAACGATCCAACCGCATTAGTAGCCATGTATATATGGGATACCAATATTTACTTTGATGAATTGTTATACCAAACGGGTATGACGAATAGCGATATAGGTAATATGTTGAAGTCCTTGGATATTGACAGAAGTGATGTAATATGGGGAGATTGTGCTGAACCCAAGACCATTGCAGAATTACACCGATTTGGATTCAACGTCAAGGGTACGTCAAAGGGATCAGATTCTATCAATGTAGGGATAGACATGATGCGTAGATACCAAATATGCCTCACCAAACGTAGCATAAACCTTATCAAAGAGATGAGGAATTACAAATACATAGAAGATAAGGAAGGACGCCTTACAAACAAACCAATTGATGCTTTTAACCACGCCATAGATGCATGTAGGTATTCAGTTTACAACACATTAGCACGTCCAAATATCGGTAAATACTCCGTTCGGTAATTCGTCCCTTTTAAGTCATATATTTATTTATTTTTTACAAAAGTAAATATCTTAAATATTATGCCTATCTTTACATAGTCAAATAAAAACACTATGAACACAAACCTCAAATTACTCACAAGATTGCAACGTGTATGCGACTTGTCTATGTTCTACGCAATTAGCGTAAGCCCTTACCGCATTCACCTACAAGGCGATTTGAATCGTGGCGATCTCGTTGCTATTCAACGTATCATGCGCAAACGTAAAGGCGTAACACACCAAATTACTGATATTGGGTCAGTTGAATTTCACTACAAAAACATTTATATCATTTTGTTATGAGCAAGGCATTCAAAGTAGGCGAAGTTAAATTGACATACGGGCGAACTGAAGAATATCGTGGTCAAATACGATCATCATCAAGCGTTGTTGAGTTCTTGCGTAAATTGTACGCAGACGATGTAATTGAACACCATGAAGAATTTTGGGTTTTATTTCTAAACCACGGGCTTCGTATCATTGGGTTTCAGCAACTTAGCGTTGGGGGACTTGCAGGATGTGTAGTTGATATACGCCATTTGTTTCAAGCAGCGTTATTGACCAATGCTTCCAACATTATTGTATGTCATAATCACCCAAGCGGTAACTTGAACCCAAGTGAACAAGATACCAAGATCACCAAACAAATCAAAGATTGTGGCAAATTGATGGATATCCAATTACTCGACCACGTTATCCTTACACAAGATTCATCGTATTCATTTGCCGAGGAGGGCTTAATATAATGCAACTAAGACCATTTGATAACGAAATATGGGATGACTATGATAGTTATGCCGATTGGCACACCAACTTTGTAGAAGAATGTGAATCCAATGAAAACTTATTGTATTACGACAATGAAACCGATTATGACGTATTTGATTATGAATAAGTCATAGTTTAGTTAATTGACACTAGAAAGGGGGCGTAATGCCCCTTTTTTATTGTATAAACATTTGGTAGTTTGTTCGTTTTATAAGTAATGATTGAAACAAAAACGATAATAGTACCAACTGAATTACGGGATGTCAAGTTGCACCAAATGTTAGCGTACAACGAATTGAAACCCGAAATGAATGAAACGCAAAGACAATTAGAAGCAGTTTCTATTTTTTGCGAATTGACCATGAGTGAGGTAAAAGCCATACCTTTTGACATATTGAAAGGGTGCGTAGAAAAAATATCTACGATGTTAGAATCTAAACCCGTATTCACGCAAAGGTTTAAGATGAATGGCGTTAAGTATGGGTTTGTACCCAACTTAGATGAATTATCCACTGGTGAGTTTATCGATATTGAAACATACCAAAAAACCCCGAATGAAATTTGGAAGGTTCTAAGTGTACTATATAGACCAATTACCAAAGAAGGTCAAGGTGGCAAGTATGAAATTGTCAACTACAATGCAGAGTTGAATCCTGATTTTAAGGACATAGATTGTAACATCGCATTTGGTGCGTTGCTTTTTTTTTGGAGTTTAGGAATCGACTTGTTGAGTTCTACCCAGAAGTATTTGCGAATGATGAAGAAGGGGGAAGTGCAGATGAAGTACGACTTACCGAAAAATGGGGATGGTTTGGACTTGTCTATCGACTCGCTAACCGAAGTTTCCTTAACCTTGAAGAAGTATATACAAAACCCATTCACTCCGCTTGTATGTGGATCGCTTACGAAAGCGACATTGCAAAGATGGAACAAAAAGCAATTAAACAAAGATGAACAATAATCACATAGGAACGGCATTCGAGGTAATGAAAGACATTGCCGATTTAGAGGGGTGGAACTATTCACACGGCACATTAACCGAATTTGATTTCAAGGCATTTTTGGTATTCCCGTTAATGCATTGTTCAATTCAATCGGTATCGCTTACAGATCAAGTAGCAACTATCCAAATGAACGTAATGGTTGCAGACAGAGTGAACTTTTTGAAAACAGAGAACGAACAAGAAAACCTGATAACTGAATATAGCCAGTACGGGTATACAGAAAACCAAAACTACGCTAACGTGCTTCAAGATCTGTACGTACGTTTTTCAAAAGGATTATGGCGTATAGAGCAAGATTACTACAATCAATTGCAGTGGATTAGACCTATCCAATTTAATCCGTTTATAGAAGCCATGGATAGCGTATTAGCGGGATATCAAATACAGATAGGCATTGAATTGATTAACCCATGGGTTACTGATGGCGATTGCGTATAAACATACCACCCAAGTTGTAGCCGATTACTCTGAAAAATGGGCAATTGCATGTAGGGCGTTACTTGAAACTAAGCGACCTCGTACTTCTATTCGTGCAAGATGGAAAAAGGTAGGGGATACATGGCAACCAATATCAGTTACCAAACGTACCTTTCGTGGTAACTATGTATCTTCGGGTCAGTTAGTTAACTCCATTAAACCGAAACCTGATGGATTGAACCTTGGCATTACAATGAACAAAACGGGGACATACGTTCAGAACGGGCGTAAACCTGGCAAGGGGATACCACTTGATGCTATGCGTAGTTGGGTAAAAATGAAACGCATACAACCACGTGATCTGTCAACGGGTAAATTCAAATCCAAAAGTTCACTAAGCCACATGATGTACCTAATGAATCGTAAGATCAAATACTTTGGTATTGAACCATTCCCATTTGTTACCATTGCTAGAGATCAAATTTTACCCCCATTCAATAAAGCATTAACCAAGGCAATAGCCCAAGACCTAAAAGCAAGATTTAAGCGATGACATTCAACGAACAACCAAGTGCAATATGCGGGGCAAAATCCCCATTGATTTACCAATTTTATGATGCGTTATACACCGCAGATTCATTTTATTATCAATGTGATGTATATGTGTGGAGTGGAACGACCACAATCCCAGGTTCACCGAATTGGACAATAAACCGCAAACCCGACCAATACGGATCGGGCCGTGGATGGATTGATATTCACAAATTGGTGGAACAAATGTTGACAGAGGATTATTTAATCAACGGCACATACAAACCAAATATCGGTAATGGGGCAATGCGTGTTGCCGTCAAAGTGCGTGGGGTGTATTTAGTAGGCACCACAACCACATACACAGCGTATGCGACCTCCAATGTAGTTTTGGCTACCTTGGGTTACACTTACACGTCCGAGGGCTTTAATGACGGATTTTCAAAAGTTGTATTTACTGATAAAAATCAAGTAACGATAACCGCAGCAACAACAACGGCATATTTGTGGTACGATGCAACTATTGTTACCTCCATAACTTGTGGAAGTGCTACTATCACACCCAATGCAGTGAGTGGGTTAAGTGCAAACACCATACAAGGTATTGAGATTGTACAATTGTTGGCAGCGGGGGGCGTATCAGGATCTGCGAACATTACTTTTGTCAAGGCGGGAGATGATATAGTTATACCCGTAAACAAAGTTTGTGAGAATAAGTATGGTCAACAAGATGTATTGTTCTTGAACAAATACGGCGTGTATGATTCGTTCTTGTTCAATGGCGTTTACAGATTTACCAACCAAATCACGGGTGAAAAATATTCACAACCTATCTACAAGCAGACGAACCTAGCACAAGCATGGACATACGGAGTGCCAATTACAACCCCGTATTTAGTAAATAGTACCCAAGTGATCAGTGTGAATACAGATTGGATTAGTGAAAATTATGTAGATGTTGTAGAACAAATTTTTTATTCAGTAAATGTATTGATTAACGGAACGCAAGTACTTTCAGCAAGGGTAATTGATACCTCGTTTGAAAAGAAGACACGTTTGAATGAGAAATTGATATTGTATACCATTCAGTTAGAATACAACCAACCAAAAATTAACAAGATTGTAAGATAATGGCAATTCGTTTTTCATTAGCCATCCAAGATAGCAACGCGGATACGATAGGACCAATAATGTTGGCTTACAACCAACGAACTGCAACGGGATTTATCGAAGGTCAAGAATGTTGTATTGAGAAGTTAGAAGCATTGGGAGGTACGTTTAGTTACCAAGTTCCAGTAGATTTATTCCAAGATGAATCAGTGCCATTGACAAGACAATTAAAGGACTTGATGAACCTTGCCACCATTTGGACAGATTACACCCAAGATTTCCAAATTCCCGCATCAGATACCAACAACGAAATTTTTGCCAATTGGTTTGATGAAAACATGGTTATCGTGGGTTGGAATCCCAACATCGGCAAAAACGCCACCATATTCATCAACGGATTACCCGTGTTTGAAGGTAGAGTTGAATTGATTGGTTGTAAGTTCAAAGATGGATTGCCCGAATTATACAACATCATTTTTTATGGTCGAACAAAAAAGATTTTGGATGCGTGGGGTGAAACATTAATGAACGAAGTGGATTGGAGTGAATACAATCACACGGCCAATTATGCAAACATATTGAGTTCATGGGATCAAGCGTTGGAGGGTGGTGATATTTTATGGCCTATTGCCGATTACAACCAAGGGTGGCGATATTCAACATTGAGTGGAGTAAACGGGAACATACGTAATCCAAGGGGCGTTGAAGTAGATGATTTACGCCCCGCGATTCGTTTACGGGCGATGCTTACAACAGTGTTTGAGGAAATCGGGGTTACATTGACGGGTTCGTTTTTATCACGCCCCGAAATGGATGATTTGTACATTTTGCCCATGCAAACGGCGGGGCCATTGTACGATCCCGAATATACATTGCCAGGAACATTTGAAGCGTACAAAGCACCACAATCATTCAACGGAAGCACATTTGGTGGATTGACATATTACCAATTGATATTCACATCCGTTGTTACAAACCCATCGGGAAATTACGCATCGGGTACGGGCAATTATACCGCCAATAGATACGGGCAATACACATTCACAGTTGAATTGTATGACCTTGTAGCCCCAGGTGTACCATTGCAAAGTTTGGAAATTGCATTTTTTATCAATGGTCGTAAAATATACGCACCCGCAACGGGTATATTCACAAGTGGATTCACACCACCACCAACGACAACAATTGTATTTAATTACGCATTGAAAACCATGGATGTGGTATCGGTTCGTTATCGTGCAACGGGAACATGGTCAACATCTTCAATTACTTTTGAATGTACGAAAGCCCCACAAGGTATTAATGGTAACACGATTTCCATGGTGGATGCAATGCCACAAAAACCCATCAAAGATTTTGTCAATGGAGTGTTGCAAGGTTTCAATTGCATATTAGTTCCCATTGGAGAAAAGGAAATTGAAATACACAATTTGGCGGATTGGTTGGCAACGGGAACAACCAAAGATTGGACTTCGTATGTCGATGTTAAAGACATTCAACACGATAAGATGCCAATACCACGACACGTGAGTATGGAACACCAAGAATCAAGTTGTTTAGCCAATGCGTACTACAAACAGATTAACAAACGTGAGTATGGGTCAATCAAGTTCATGCCATTGATAGATTACCCAACAGACGAGTTTAATGTAGAAACACCATTTCACGTCATTGCACCACAAGCAATGAACCAAGTCAATTTGAATGGGCAGATAGTACGTAAAACTGAATTGAATATACCCGTATTTATGGATAGCGATGCCAAGACAGTGCAACAAGATTACACGTTGTTCTACTATGGAGGTAAGCAATCAATCAGTGATCCGTATTATTTCAACAATGTAAACCAATACGTTTTGCCGTTGATGACACCATATTCGGACTATCCCACATTGACAGCAAGTTATTCAAACGCCTTTGGGTTAGAATTGTCATTACGTGGAGATGCCCCCGTAAATTCAATGTATCAAATGTATTGGAGTGAATACCTCACCCGTATGTATTCAACGCAGTCAAGGGTCGTTAAAATGACCGCAGATCTACCCGTAGGTGAGTGGTTAACCTTAGAATTGAACGATACTATTGCGATTTCATCTAATTACTACAAATTGCAGTCGATTAAATACGATATGTTAACCGAGATAGCCAATTTAGAATTAGTAACCTATCCCGATGTTAACGTAATGACTTTTACCACGACTGGACAAAGACCTGATTTCACTAACCCGTTGCCAACTCCATTTGGTGAAACTTATTTGAAAGATTACTCAGTAGCAAAGGGTATCATGAACTCGTACAAGTTCAATGGTCAAGATTATCTAGATACGAACCAAGATATTGACTACAACCAAAATAATGTATTTAGTTTAGTTCAACAAGTAGATAACTTGCAATCAATTGTTCAGTTCAACCAAATCACAATGTATCGAAACACCCCAATTTCACGAACAACGGATTCTACAATTTGGAACGCTATTCCGATGGAAAGTCAAGTATCAATTGGTTATGTGAATAATATCACATACGACATGGCAAACTCCAAATATGTATGCACTGATGGTGGGCAATACAAGTTCACGGCAATGTGTTCTTTTGGGCAAAGTGGTAACAAACAAGTTGAGTTTGAAATACAAATCAATGGTCTTCAAACAACAGCATACGGATTGACTGATTCAAATCACCATAGCGTGAACATGGAAACGATTTTGGATTTAGCACCCACGGATGAAGTAACATTTGTTTGGAAGTGTTACACGGGTGCTTCGCACACCATTACCATTTTGAAATCCAACTTTTTAATTCTCAAAAAATGATATCGTTGATAATAAAATTAGCACAATCCCAAGAATGGTATGGGGTATCCGAGGCAGTAGAAATTGCCAAGGGTAAACACCAATATAAACAGACGTGGGGACAAGCCACGAAACACATTAAAAGAAGATTCAAGTCATGGCAGAAGAAGTAGTAATACCCGTTAAGACCGATACCAAAGACGTCAGCAAATTAATGCAGTTGCTAGACAAATTGGGCGAAAAATTCAAATCCGTAACGTCAGGATTTGGAAAAGCATTAGACAATGTAGGTCAAAAGTTTGAAGAATTGCCAGGACCTATCGGTGGTATGGCGTCAAGTGTGATGGGATTAGGAAAGGCGATGTTAGCGTTAGTAGCAAATCCTATTGGATTGTTCCTTACTGCATTAGTCGGAATATTTGTTGCACTCAGATCAGCATTGACTAAGACAGAAAAGGGTATGGATGCATTGGCTCGGTTGACTGCAATTTTTGGGGCAGTATTAAACCCCATTATTGAAGCAGTATCAGGGTTTGCAACATTGTTAGTAGATGGATTAGCAAATGGATTAGAACTTGTTGCGGGATTGTTTGGGTCAACAGCATCAGAAGGTCGTAAACTAGCAGATTTGCAAGATGAATTAGAAGATAGAGAATTAGCATTGAACGAAGCACGTGCCAAAGGGAACAAAGAATTAGCCCAAGCCCGTGAATTGTTATCCGATTCCAACGCATCATTATCCGATAGGAAAAAAGCATTAGAGCAAGTACGTAAATCTGAAACAGATCTAGCATCCAAAGAATTGCAATTTGCTAAGGATAGATTAAAGGCAGCACAACTTGATCAAAAACTTAACGGAGAAACCGAAGATAGTAAGAAAGCAATTAGTGATGCTATTGTACAAATGGCGAACGCAGAAACTGAACTAGCATCAAAACGCCGTTTGTTCAACAAGGAAGCCAAGAAATTGGATGCCGAAGAAGAAGCAAGAAAAAAAGAAGCAGCCAAAGCAGAAGAAGAAAGGCAAAAAGAGTTAGTTGCTAAACAGAAAGAATGGAATGATGCAAGGCGAGATGCCTCCGACAAAATCCGTGAGGCAGATCGTAAAAACATTATTGATAGCATTAAAGACGAAGAAGAAAAAGCCAAGAAACAAGCAGAGTTTGATCTTGATAATGCAAAGAGAGAAATTGCACGTGGTAAATACACCAAGGCAGAACGAGATAGATTAATTCAGGAAGCAGAAGAAGCAAACCAAATTAAGTTAACGCAGATAGCAGAAACGGCAGAAAAGAAAAAGTTAGACGATAAGAAAAAAGCGGATGAAGAATTGAAAGCGTTTATGGACAAGTCGGCACAAGAAGAAGCCAAGTTTATTGATGAACAATACGCTAAGGAACAATTGAGATTGACACAGACACTAACCAATGAGAAGGATTTGCAAAAGGCATTGCAAGATTTAGAATTAACACGATTGCAAAACCAAATCCAAGCACGTAAGGATGCGGGGCAAACTACAACCGATTTAGAACAAACGTTAGCAACCAAGCGAATCGACATTGCCAAAAACGAAGAAGCCCAAAAGAAGGATTTAGCACAAAAAGAATTTGATACCAAAATGGCGTTGTATGATGCCACATCAAATGCGTTGAGTGCAATTGGTGATGCTATTGGGGAAGAAACCGCAGCAGCAAAAGGATTAGCAATTGCGGGTGCTATTATTGATACCTATGCGGGTGCAACCAAGGCGTTAAAAGCGGGTGCGGGAACACCATTGGGATACATTAACGCAGCAGCTATTATTGCAACGGGATTTGCTAACGTACGTAAGATGGCATCAACGCCAGTTCCAGGATCAAGTGATAGTAGTGGATCAGCCCCAAGTATGGGACCAAGTGTATCCATTGTAGGGGGATCAGCAGATCCATCAGCCCAACTTGCTAAAAGTTTAGCATCGCAACAACAGAAACCTATCAAAGCATACGCAGTAGCAACAGACATGAGTACACAACAAGCGTTAGATAGACGTATTCAGCAAAACGCAACATTTCCTGGTTAATCAGTTTTATAATATATGAAAACATCGTATCATAAGTTCATGGCTTCAAATGCCGTTAAAGAAGTTTCAAATGTTGAATTAAGTCAAGTTCGCGTTGATTTAGCATCTATCAAAGAATTAGACGCCGTATTCAAAAATGCAGAAGCAAATATTAAAAATGCGAATGTGTTAGTAGCACAAGAATTGGGTGCTATTGCTAGTAAATGGAATCAGACCTTGCTTAAAGTTAAAAGTGAGTTACAATCTTATGATTCGAATTTTATGTCAGCATGGGATATGATTGATTCTATTGGTATGCAATTGAAAGAATTAGGTATTACAGATACTACAATGGTTGATAAATATAAAGGATATTTAGCGGGTTTGAATAAAACCAAATCAGCCATTAGCAATGCCGTTATTGAAAATAAGAATCGTATTGATTCCAAAATTTAATTAAAATTAATGAGAATCGTAGAACTTATATTGGATGAACAACACGTAGCAAGTGGTATTGATGCTATCAGCATTGTAGAAGCACCCGCTATTGAATCCAATTTTGTTGCACTCAAATCTCATGAAGTCAAGTTTGCTAAAATCGATGAAGAAAAGCGAATCTTGATGGGGCCGATACTGATACCCGATAAACCTATTTACCGCAAACAGATTGTAGATGGGGAGTTAGATGAATTTTACATTTATTTCTCCAAGGATACAGTCCGTAAAGCATCGCAGATGTACTTGTTGAATGGCAAACAAAACAATGCCACGATTGAACACGAATTAAAACTACAAGGCGTATGCATGGTAGAAACGTGGATTAAAGAAGACATGGAAAAAGACAAGTCGGCAATCTATGGTATGAATGATCCAATTGGAACTTGGATGGGGTGCTTGAAAGTTACCAATGACGATGTTTGGGAGAATGACGTTAAAACTGGTAAAGTCAAAGGGTTCAGCATTGAGGGTTATTTTGCAGACAAAATGAAAATGAGTAAAACACCAAGCGTATTAGATGAGGTACGTGAATTGCTCGATGAATATAGAAAATCTAACACAACCAAATAATTAAGTTTTATAGATATGAACGCAGAAACAATTTTAGATCGCATAATGGTAAAGTTGGGTATGTCCCCTGAACCTATCGCGGTAGAATTGGAACAAGTAAAAACTGAAGATGGTCAAGCCATTTTTGAAGCCGACAAATTTGCAGTTGGTGAAGCAGTTTTTATTGTAACCGAGGATGGTAAAATCGCAGCACCCGCTGGTGAGTTTGCATTGGAAGATGGTAACATGATTGAGATTGACGAAAACGGAACAATCGTTGAAATTGCTAAGAAAGAAGCAGAAGTAACCGAAGAAGAAATCGTTGAAGAAGTTGTTGCCGAGGACGAACCAATGAAGGAA